TGAAACAATATGTAGTCTCTGTTTGGAACGTCTTGAACTAATAAATGCAAATAGTCATAGCTTGCACTTTCTCTTGGGTATCTAAAACGCATTTTGTATTTACCCTCCGGAATGCAAGATATGCTTTTTTTGATTATCTAACCAAGTTCGTTCTAATGTTTCGCATTCATATTCGCCGTTTATATATAGTTTTCCAAGTGTACTATCGGCGGTCATTTTATCTCTTATCAATAAAACATTAACTTCTTTTTTACAAACACCAACTTTTTCTCCCAATTTTTTTAGGATTTTTTTAGTTATTCCTATCATTTTTCATCTTCTTTGCTTGATTATATATCGTAATTAATATCGCTAAAGATAAGGAAATTGTTGTTAGCATTGCATTAAAGTCTGCAATTCCTATTCCAATTGCACTAAGATTTGTTGTCCACAAAAAAACTGTTTCTTTCACTGAGTTGTTTATTTCTGATTGCATAATAATTTCTTATTATTTAAATTGTTTTTGTCCACTTTATACCATTGTAGGTCGTGGAAATATTTGTTGTGTTTATATATATATTATTATATTTCATCAATTTCTTGTATATAAATATCATTGTGTATTTCTGTTAATTCAATTTGTCCTCCGTCTCCCATCCATTCGTCTGTTGTATAATAAGAATGTAAAACAAATTTTGATATACTGGCAAATTTAAATAAATATTTTTGACTTATTTGCGCAGTTATAACGAGTAATTGTGTTCCGTCTAAACTTGGATGCTTATATTCTACTAAATTTTTATCTAGCAAATCCCATTGGTTTGTATTTAATAAATAGTAATTCATTTTTTATGATTACAACTTTTTAATGCTATTTGTTCTTTTTCTAAATCCACAATTCTATCTTCGCATTCATTTATAACTTTTATCTTTTTTTCTAATCTTTGTTCTAAAACTTTAATGTCTTCGCCAAGTTGTGCGATTTGACTATAGGCAATTCCCATAGTAAAAATTATCCCTATAATCCAAATAATATTTCCAATATTTAAAGTTAAGTCTTTCATTATATAGACACAAAATTACTATTTCCATTTACTTCAAAACTTGGATGGTTGTTGCCGCTACTATCCGAGCCGTCATTTTCTAATTTATAATATGCTTCTAAATCATTAGCAGCACTATGTGTTGTTGCATCTAACCTTGTTCCCTCATTATATAATTCGCTAACTTCTGTGTCTGATAATCTTTTATTCCAAATTGTTAAATCATTATATTGGCTTTCTGTATCGTTACCGCTTTTTTTATAATTCCAAGTGTTACTGCCTAATGCTATTTGTCTGTCGGTACTTGCTGACAAATTTAAAGTTCCACTATTATTTCCATTTGCATAAAAACCTTGACCTAAATTTGTGCCATTCCAATACGCATCAATATTTGCATTTGTAAAACTGTTATTTCCAGCATAAGAAAAAGTTATCATTGTAAAACTACCATCGCCAGTGTTCCCTCTGTTTGTATTACTCCAATAACTAGTTCCTAGTCCTGCGGCTGAATAAGCTTCTTGATAAGGACTGTAATTAGCTTGGAATAACCAAAAATTATATTTTAATGTTGAACTTGACGAACTTCTCATTTCCCAATATAATCTGTTATTAACTTCGTTATAATAGCATCTTATCATATGGTCGCTTCCGTTTGTGCTGCCAGTCGCAGTTGATGAAAACAAATGAACATTAGTATTTAAACTCGCATTCCAACCAACCTTAACCCAAAACGAAACAGAAAATGCAGTGTTTTGTGTATAGTTCATTAATCCGTTTCCATCTGCAATTCTTACCGCTTGCGAACTGCCCTCTGTCAATGACCTACTTACTGCATAATCGTCTGAAAATGTAGCCGCAGCCGCAACTTGCACATCTGCAATTTTTGCAATGTTGGCTCTAGCAACAGATTTAACTTTGCTGACATTTTCTAAAGTAACGTCATTTATTTTTGACAGTCCCATTTATTGAACTTCTACATAAGTATTGTCTGGACAGAAATAGATAGTATTTCCACCACTACCTCCATTCCCGTCCAAACCATATCCTAAAATTCTTACAACACTACCAGCCGCAGTTGGCTTTGTATCTGTTATTGCGCCAGCCGTTGTTGATAAATACAAAGGGTCGCCAGCATTATCTACTGTGTCGGCAATATTTATTGCACCTCTTAGCAACATACCTTTGCCGGATTGATTAGATAATGCAATTGCCAATAATCCTTCATATTTACCACTTACATTTGCATCGGCTTGTACCCACGCACCACCTTCGTCCTCTGTCAAAACATAAACTTTACCTGCAGTTGTGCTAGTTTCTCCACCTAGAAATGTTATATCTCCAGTTGCTTGTCCAACTGTAGTACCTGCAATTTCAATAATTCGGCTTTTGAGTATTTCGTATTTCTGAGGTTTTAATGGCATAGTGTAAAAATATAAAAATTAAATTACTTAATTAACTAATTGTACTAAACAAGTTACATCCCCAGCACTTGGCGCAGATGCGAAATCAACAGTTATTGCAGATGTTGATGTTCTTGTTACGTCAGCATAAACAGTTTCAAATGAAGACGTATCATACATTTGAACAATAACATTTCTTGTTCCTAAGTTATGCGTTACTGTTACAGATGTTGCACCACCAATTGCTTCTGAATAACATCTTGCACCTAGTCCTTCCGGTGTTACAAATCTTGTTGTGTCAGACCCATTTTTAGCTTCTGTAGTTGTTGCTCTTTCTGCAATACCTTTTGTAGTAGTATTTGCATCCGGCTCGTCTCCAGTGTTAGTTCCGGATTGTCCAACTAAGTAAGTTTGATTAATAGCCGTTCCGTTCCAAGTTCCAGTTGTAATTGTTCCAACAGTTACTAATGACGTATTTCCTGCCGTTGGCGATTTACCAGCTAATGCAGTTGTTATTCCACTTGCATAAGATGCATCGTCTCCAATTGCCGCAGCTAATTCATTAAGTGTGTCTAATGCAGCCGGTGCGCCACCAATTAAATTTGAAACCGCAGTTGTTACGAATGCAGTTGTTGCAACTCTTGTTGAACTGTTTCCAGCCGTTTGAGTTGGCGCAGTTGGATTTCCAGTTAATGCTGGAGACGCTTTTGGTGCTAATGTTGAAATTGTAACTGCTTTTACTCCTGCTAAGTCAGTCATTTCGCTATCCATTAAAGCACCAGCAGCCGCAACAGTAGTTGCGTCAGTAACGTCAGCACTTGTTGAAATGCCGTCTAGCTTAGTATTTTTTGCAGACGTAAAGTTAATTTCTGACAGTCCACCATTTCCAACACTGTATTGTGTATTTGTGTCAGTAGATGAAATTGTACCATTTGCAGCAATAGAAATATTACTACCAGCCGTCAAAGCTGCAACTACTGTCGTTGCGTTTGTAACGTCAGCGCCTGCCGTTATACCATCTAATTTTGATTTTAAAGTTGTTGTAAAATTCTTTTGCGTTAATCCACCATCGCCAACAGAATATTCAGTGTTTGTGTCAGTTGCAGATAAAACACCACTACCATTAATAGATAAGTTTGTTCCAACTTTTATACCTCCAAGAGTAGATGCTGCCGCAGTTGGCAGAGAAAAATTATTTGCATTTGTTGCAATTCCACTTAATTTTGTTGCGTCAGCACTTGGATAACTGTTTTTTAATGTATTCGCATCAATCTCTGCAATTGTTGCAGATGACAAAGAAACAGTAACCGAGCCACTACTACCACCACCACTAAGACCAGTCCCAGCAGAAACACCAGTAATATCCCCAGTTGCAGATGACAATGCAACCCAAGCACTTGACGTTGCATATTTTAATATGTCAGACGTTGTGTTGTAATAGATTTGTCCCTCAACAACTGTTGGGTCTGTCGCTAATTTTTGAACTACAATATTGAGTAGTTGATTATCATTTAAATCCAATGTGCCTTGCACATCAAGATTATTTAAAAATTTAATAGCCATTATTTATTTTATTTATTATTATTATTATTATTTAATTAAAGTAGGCTTTTCCGGAGAAACTTCCTACAAAAGTTAGTGTTGCTTGTGTCGTGGAATTATAGTCCACTTGTCCAACCACAACTGTCCCTGCGCTATCAACAACAGTAACACTTGGAAACTTATTTAGGTTATGATTAACAACCCAAGTTGCCGACGCTACTGATTGCGTATGCGCAAAATGTTTGTCTCCAATTCCTTCTCCGGCGGATTTGAAAACTAATTTACCAGTGTTTGCTTCTGAAACCAAATACTCTTCTAACGTAGATTGTGCTTCTGAAACAGAAAAACTAAATCCAGTATTTACGTCAGCACTATTTGCATTGGCTTCATTTACTAAAGTTAGCGATGTTGTATTGTCTGTTAAGCTTGTAAACAAACGATGTGTTGTTGAACTTGCATTTGTTATTGCAGTTACTAATGCGTCAATAATATTTTCAACACTATCATTAGTATTTAATGCAACATTAATTCTTAAATCATATCCATCCGGTGTAATTAAATTTCCTAAGCCGCCAACATTAAATACAACCAAAACTTTAATTGTATTGTTACTAGAATATAATGTAAAATATTTATTGTTTAAAGTTCCATTAGCATCTGCAACTGGAGTAATAACAGACGTACTAATGTGATTTGTTGTTACATAACTAACGTTACCATCAATTTTTGCCAGTAATGAATTATTACTTGCTTCCTCAAATCTTTTAGGATTGTGAACTTGCGTTCCTTTTTGTTTACTATGAAAATTGCTCATTTATTAATAAAATATTATTCCTCCTTGTTTGTTTGCAGTTACGTCTCCCATTGCATCCTCGTCTCTGTATTTACTTGTTTTATAAGTCGGATAATTATTTATGTTATTTTCATCCGAAATATAATCAAGCATATCTTGCAAAAATAAAGTTGCTTTTCTATATACGTCTTGCTTAATTAAATCAAATTGTTTTGGACTAACGGCTTGACTAAAATCGTCAATGTTTTCCATTATACCAGTCCCAGTTGTATTGTATTGTAAATCATTTAATGTCTCAAATCTTACAAACCAAGATAAACACCTAACTAAAAAATCATCCATAAGTGTTTGATTTGCAGTCGTTAAAGTTCCGGTAGGGTCGTGTTGTGTTACCAATTCCTCATAAAATTCCCTGCCAATAACTTTTTCAATATGTGTTATTTCTGCAATTTTTATTATATCGTCAGTTATTAAATTTGGGTCAAAATTTACATTTGCTAGTGAACTAATGACCTCATTTTTTGTAACTAATCTCGCTAAATCATTTACATTATTATAAGGCATATTTTTATGATGTTATTGTAGCAATTTCTATATCGCAAGCTAATGTGTCCGCTTGACCTTTTACCATTGTCATATCTGCCAATGCAGTGTCTCCAATAGCCATTTGATTATTCATAAAAAGATGACTTTCGCCAGCTTGTAATTTAATTTTGAAATAAGACGCTGCGCCATTGTAGTATGATAATGTAACAAAATTAGTGTCGTCCAAATTTGTTATTCTTATATATTTCATATCGTCTCCGACAATAGTTCCTGCGCTATCTGCCGTGCCAAAATTCATTAAAATTGTGTCTGCCGTAGCTACTGACATAATTCTTGAAGATGCTTCGCCTTGACTTGCAACCTCTTGAATATTTGTGTTGCCGTGTGCTTGACCATTTAAAGTGATTACTTCTGTTATTGTGCTTGTTAATGTTGCTGCCGTTACTGTTGTTGCCATTTCTTATTTTTTTTTATTTTTTATCTATTTGTTTTAATTTTGTGATAGCCCAATTTATCATTGATGTTCCTCCCCAGCAATCCCACATTAGACCTCCACAACCTTCGTCGTATGGAACGTCTTTGTGTTGTTGATGCCTTTTAAAGCTTGCAACTCTTGCAATTGTGTCTCTACTCAAAGGAGTTCTCGTTGCGATTTGCGATGCTCTTTTTTTTCCAGTTGGAGTTCCACAATTTCCCCATCCGTTTTCCTCAACCCATTTTAAAGCCCTCTTTGCATTATTAGTTGCTGACTGCGGATAGTCATTATATGTTTCCATATTAATATTTATAGTCTCTACCCAAGTCATTAATAATCTTCTTTTTTCATATCTTCGTCTGCCATTATACTACCATCCGGCATTTTGTGAAAACCATCCTCAACTTCTGCGTCTTCCTCTTCCTTTTGGTTTGTTAGCTTATCGTAATCCGGTTTTGCTTCATAACCAATAATCTCTCTCATTTCGTTTATCTCTAAAACTTCTGCAATGTTTACATCAGAGAAAAATGAAATTGGCGGCTCATATTTAACTTCTAAATCTTGCGCACCAAATCCAGCATCTGTTAAAACTTTTTTTATTGGTTGCATTAAACGATTAACTGTATTTTTTACGACAGTTGTCATAACCATTTCATATGCAATTCTAATTTCGTTTCCGGTATTATTTAATTTACCAGCCGACACAATTCCGGACAATGCTGGTTGCCATCTATGCGCCGTTATAATATTTTGATTTGTTGTTTCTTGTAAGTCTAAAAAGTTTCCTTCTGTATTGTCTCCAATTGGAGTTACTGTAGCTGGAGAACTGTCGCCATTTTTTACCATAAATAAAATTTTGCCGTTGTTACCTTCGCCAGTGAATTTAGATTTAGCTTCCTCAATTAAATTTTCAGCTTCGTCGTCAGACATATCGCCATTGATTTCAACAATTGCAGACGGCTGAAAGTGATTTTTAAACTTTGAATTGTTCCAGCGTGAAATCTCATAATCAACAGAAATAGCTTCTAAAACAGAAATATAAGATGGCAAACCATAATGAGTAAATTCCGGCTCATATTTTTTTAAATGCAAAGCGCTTCTTTTAACACCTTTGTCTCTTACAAAATCCGGATACATTGGCAGAACAATTGCTTTGTCTCTTGTGTGATTATAATTTGTCCAGTCGTGATGTATTATAATACTGTCAGTATCTTTTGATTTTCTGACTTTTGTTGCGTCTATGTGAAATAAATTTATACCGCCTTCATAGGTTACGACCTCAACATATGAATTTGCAAAAGTATAATTGTCAGATAATATTTTATACCAAACATCAGTAAAGTTTTCGCCTTTATTATTTACGCTTTTAAAATATTCTAAAATACTTTCGTCTTCGGTCATATAACCACAACCTAAAGAAAACGCAACTTTTTGTTCTAAGATTGAACGATGCGTTGATGACTTACGACGTAACATTGCAAGATGTTGCGGTAAATCATTTTTTACTTTGTCTCCAAATGGAATGTAGTCGTAACTTAAATTTGCTAATTCTTTTTCCTCAGAAAAATCTGTTTTAGTTACAAAGTTCATTACTTTGAACTTTACGCCACCGGAAATACTATTTTTTCTTTTTGCCGCTTTTCTTTTTGTCATTAGTGTATGTTGGTTTGTTTTCTATTTCTTCAACTCCTTCAAATCCGTTTCTATGTAATGAACACATTTGCTCTTGCGTTATTACATCAACGTAATATTTATCATTATTGAAACGAATATAAGTAGCGTTTTTTAAACTACTTACAAGTCGGTAAGTTACATTTTTTTTCATAATATTTTTTAATTTATTTAATTTACTTTTATTCTTGCCGCAATTACAACTCATAATCTATAGAAAAAAAGGGAGAGTAATAGGTCTCGCCTAGCACCCTCCCCTTAAAATACAAACACTATTTTTTTACTCCCTTATGATAATATAAAAGAATTATCCGCCGCAGTTTCAAGCGTAATAGTTCCAGTGTATTCTCTTGGATATTCGCCCATAAAACCAGTTAATTTTACAACTGTTTCATTAGCATCTTGTAATCCAGTTCCGGAGTTTTGTTCCCCACTTGCAAATTCTAAAAAGCTTTCCGGCGAAAATATTTCGTCGTAACCTAATACAAATTTATAAGTTGTTGGAGATGCTAATCCGTCATCTGCAAAAGTCTCAACGATTGCAAATAATCCACAACTGTTTTTTAGTTCTTCAAGTCTTGCTTGAATTTCCTCAGTTACTTTTGGAACTGAAAAACCTAATTCAGTTTCAACAATTGTAGAGCCGTTTTCTCTTGTTGCATTAGCAGTATAATATGCAGTTTCTCTTTCAAACTCAAACTTATACATTAACGCAACTGTTTGTCCAGTTGTAAAACCACCGATAGACGAATAGCTATGCGGTGCTGCAGCCGTTACCGAAGAAACACCAGTAACTTCCCCTAAGTAAATTGCTTTCAAACCACCTCTTCGGTTTCTGTCGCTACAACCAATAATATGACCTTTTGATAAATTTCCCATTTTTTTATTTTTTTATTAGTTAAACAATTCTAGTTAGTATGACTGTCAGCCGTTACAGTTAATTCAGTGTTTTTGAAATTCGTTCCAATAACATACTCAAATCTAAATCTGTTTACTTTTAGGTCTTTATTGTACCATACGTCAGCACCACT